GGTGGAAAAAAGTTACCTGTACCATCTAATTTTGCATAGCTTATTGATATTGATGTTGTATTAAGACCATTACCTGAAATTGCATTATTTCCATATATGTTTGTTGCTCCACTAAAACAATTTTTATCATTAGATGAAAGTGGATTAACAAATGTTATCATCTGGCCTGCAACTATATTTTGTGCGGATTCAGGTGTGCACATCATTACAACAACATTATCAAAATGACTTAATGAACTACTTGGTTGAAACGAAACTTTTATTCTATTAACTCCCCCACCAGGATTATTAGGCGATGAATTGAAATATTTAGCTTTTGTATTAAAAAGATTTATTCGTTCAGGTAATGTGATATTTGATGTTAAAAATATTACATCTTCAATACCATTAGTACTTGGATTATTTTCAGTACCCTCAACAACTATTGGTGTTCTTGTATTACAATTAGATATTTTATTATTTGATGGATATACTAATGGAGCTCCCGCTAATATCGAAGTCATTTGTAATTCATCAGTATTACTTGATCCTGCAAAATATTGACCAGGACTTAATGGTGTTAAATTCATTCCTGATGGATTAGCTGATGGTAACGGAATCGGACTATTTTCAGTAGGATTTTGAGTTTCAGGTGTGTAATTTTCACTAACAGATTTACCATCCTCACAATCACAAAATTCACATTGGTCATATAACATTATAGGTAAATTAATACCTTTTATTTCAAGTTTAAGTAATTCAGTCCAAACCCATGTGATAAAAGCAGATAAAAGTAAAAATAAACCACCATTAATAAAAAATTGTACTGAACCTCCAGGGTTTGGAAATGGAGGTAATAATACAGAAACAGCTATTACAAATTGTTGTATAGCTAAAGCGAAAATATAAAGAGCAAACCCAAAAAGAAATATTTTTAATAAAAATAAAATGAATAATAATACGTGTAAAACATAAATTAGAGCATATAAAATTGGTCTAAATATAAACATCACAAATGTGAATAATAAAAATATAATATCCCACTTAAATGAAGAATCATTAGTAGGAAATTTGTTGTTGTCACTTTCACAACTTGGGTCTAAAATATTTTTAACTGAAATAAATCTATTAGGTAACGTACCTTTACCATATTGGTCAATCAATTGAGATACAGTATAAACTTTATTGAAAGCCATATTATAGAATGTATCCTCACAATCTATAGCAGCTTGTGGATCAGCATAATCATCCCAATCTAAACTGAACGCATATGATTTGGCTCTTTGTGATTGGGATATTATATTATTACCATTAGCATTCCATCCGTACTCTCTAACATTTGGTACTAAGAAGTATGCTCGTTTGATATTTTCAGATAAATTTGGTGATTGATTCCACTTAATTTTGAATCTATATTTACCCTTTGTTGGGATACCAATTGATGGGTCATCAGATATTATCCTTTCACCAAATTCATTTGTAGTTACATAATCTAAATTCATTGGTACATCAATCAACCAAGTCCCATTGTCATCAATAACTTGACCACCTTGTTCCAAGGCAAATACTTCTAGGATTGGTTTTCCTGTATTATCTAAACTTGTTGTTTGTCTAATTGCTAATATCTCACCAGGACCAGCAATCAAACTACAAAGTTCACCTTGTTTGAATTTAGGTTTACAATTTTGTTTTAATGATAGGTCATCAACATTTGAAAATATTGACCCCATAAATATGGCCGTTGGTTGGATGGTAATATTGGCCTCACCAGTCAAATCAAAGTCAGTTCTTGTTATACCAATATTACATATCTCAGGTTGACCCCATAAAGGTTCAACATTAATGATTCTATTAATTGTAACGATTTGTGGTAATTCATTTAAATTTGTTGATGATTTAAATTTAGTACCAGCAACTTGAGCATCAGTTGCCCTACCCATCCTAATAAGATCTTGTGGTGACAATGAAAATTCACCAATATCAGATAGGTCAATATCAATATGTAATGTCTGAGTCCCTCTTGGAACTCCAAAAATCATAAAGTCGCCACTCTCATTTGTTACTGCAGTATATCTAAAATATTTGTCAAAGACTTCAATGTAACTTGGGTTAGTTAAAATATCTTCTTTTTCAAAGAATGTACCAGTTGGGGAGTGGTTACTATAAGATTTTGTATAAGGTAATAAGTTATATCTATAACCATCTTCATTTGTATCTGAAACAGATTTATAAGGGTATAAATCAGTTATGATTGGGTTATTTTCATCTTCATTTGACAATGGTATGAAAATTGAAACTTTACAATTAGGTAAACCAAATCCTTGGTTAGCGGTAACTCTACCTATGACAACACCATAGTCGGAGCATTGTCTTGTATAAATTTGACTTTGTGTTATTTTAAGTGATAATACTTCTAAGAACTCAAAATCTTGGTCTAATAGTACTTTAATTGACTTATCTACACCTACTTGGGTTCTTAATCTATAAGAATTTGACATCTAATTTTACTTTTTTGATAAATAGTTTATAAACCATTTTCAAAATGATAAGTCAATTATTGTTAAAATAAATTATCAAGAAAAATTAACGGTCTTAAGATTCTTAACTCTGACATTAATATCCTTGTTAGAAAATCTAATTTGATACATTTGTGTTGGTTCGGCAAATATGGTATCATCAATTAACTCAATTTGTCTTGTCGTGCTATCAATGTATCTTTGTGATGTCTGTGATGAGGAATACTGACCACCAACTCTATTAAATGCTTGGATTTCTGAGACTGATATTACACCATTTTCTGATTGAATAATTCTTCTGATTTCAGACACGTTTACATTTTGTCCCATTTGTCTGTTTGCGGGGTCAAAATAAGTTGTAACAGAATCAATAATCTTAGTAACAAAAACACCTTGGTTCTGACTATTATCTAATACAACATCAATGTTGATTGCCAAATCAACAACATTCGCAGATTCTATTGAGATATAATCATTAATCATTCGATAGTTTGATAAATAATTTGCAATATTATTTTTTAAAGTATTTGATGTAATTTCAGTTAATTTACCTGAATCATCGTATGAAAGAATTTTTACTTTTATCTTATTATTTTCTTCAGTTATTGATACCTTTGCTGGTGCTCCAAACTGAGATGGCATTGTTCTTAGAATTGATTCATAGTCATTGATAGTTACGGCTCTGTTCTGAGCTGAAAAGTTAAATGCTACCAAATTTCTTACTTCTTCAGTTGATGGGAATCCTGCACCACCGATTGCTGCAACAACATTATTACAACTTAATGAATTAATTACACTTGTATTTACGGAATCAGAAGGACCATTAACAAAAAATGAAACAGTACCAACTTGATTTATAACTCCAACACCCAAATTTGACCCAAGACCACCACCAACTCTATATTGTACAAACAAAGTTGTATTTGCCTTTAAAGTACTTCCCAATGCTAAATTGTTTGAATATTTGTACAAATCTAACTTAAATCCATTTCTTGCGAATTCCGCAAGTTGTTCATCAGCGGATTGACTTCCACCACCAAATGTTAATTTCATAAATCCTTCAGCGGTATATTCACTAATGAATTTTGTACTTGTTGTAATATACCTACCAACTTTAATACCAGGTTGATCAGATACTTTGGTTGGGTCTTCAACAAATACCCTATCTTCAGCTAAAGCTTTTACTTCGTACCAACGATTATCTAATCCTTGAAATTCTTGTTCTGATGGAATGTTAGCATATTGAGTACCATCTTTTAAAAGGACACTTGTAATGCCTAATACGTTTCGTTCAGGTAAAAAAAGTTCAAAAAATGGTTTTACATCATTTGGAGTTATAACTCTTTTGAAAACTTTAGTTAAACCATTTACGACTGTTTCTCTTTTAACAATAGTATAATTTAATAACTTATTGTTGGCATCAAAGTTTGGAATTTTTAATCTATTTGGGTAACCTTCAGCACTTAAACCTGATGCAAAATCAATGTCATAAACAGTTTCAAATATTTGTCCAGCACCATTTACTTGAGCACCTCTTCGTAAAATACCACAATATCTTAAATCTTCTCTATCACCAAATGCGGGAACTGTTATTGAGAAATCCACTAAACTGACTGATGGTCTAAGTCCTGGTATTTTTAAACCATACGTTCTTGCAATATTAAAAATAGATGAACGTTGTTGGGCATATTGAAGGACTGTTTCTTGTACACTTCTATCTATATTGAATTGTAAGTTATCTGAAACAGCAGCATTTAAATCTAATAAAGCTGAGAATACAGAAGCATCATTAAAGTTTTCAATCAATTCAGGATAATAGGTTCTTGTAAAATTAATAAGTTCCGTTCTTATTGATTGAAAATCTCTGGTTGTATATGATATTTTTTTGTTTGCCATAATTAAATGTTAATTATAACGAAATCACTACTATTAAAAGCAGTATCAGTTATTGTGTAATCTATTTTTATTTTTGCGGTATGTTCTTTCTCTGAAATACCAGGTACTCGATATTCTCTTTCATTATTCTCATTGATATATGTACCTTTATCTTCCTCACCCATAGAGGCTGGATTTATTGATATGTTATTAATAATGATACCTGGTAAATATTCAGATACAGAATCCCTTATTTCGGCTTCGATGTCAGAAAATGTAGGACCATCTAATGGTTCAAAAATATATTCGTATAATCTTGTACCAAAATCAGGAAGATAATATCTTGTTCCCTTTCTTGTTAACAACAAGTGTATCAAATTACTTCTAATTTCTTCATCTGATGTTTGTGATAAAGAAAGATAATCCCCTTGATAAGAATCTCTAAAAGGAAAATTTATACCATATGTTGTTCCATTAGCCATAAATATAAATATACATTTAATAATATTTCTATAAATACCATAAAACAAAAAATCACGACATTAAGTCGTGATTTATATTTTAAGCTGAACAACCAAAACATTCAAATGGTGAATCCGTTGGTTTGTTAGTTGTTGGCTCAACGTGTGGTAATGTAGGTGTTGTTCTTGGTTTATCCATTTTTGATATATCCATTGCCAAATGTTTTGCACCAGTTGATATCGCTTTAGTTCTTACATAATAACAAAGAGTTTTCAATCCTTTTTGCCAAGCGTGGAAATGTGATGATGTAATCTTTGACAAAGTTGGGTTACCCATATAAATGTTCATAGATTGTGATTGGTCAATAAAGGGACCTCTATCTGCTGCCATATCAATCAATTCCCTTTGTGATATTTCCCATATTGTTTTGTACTTCTTAATTAAGTGTTCAATACGTTTAACCTTTTGGTTGTATTTCTTATCTTCAGGATCTAAGTAGTTGTTAAAGTTAATATTTTGAATTGACCCTTCGTTATAAATTATTTCGTTTTTAAGGTCTTCTCCCCATATTCCAAGTTTCTCAAAATCACTTATTAGATACTTGTTAACAATCATAATTTCACCACCAACAACTCTTCTATTAAAGATTGCGGAATGAGCTGGTTCAGTCATTTCATAACTTCCTGTTATCTTAGCAGAGCTTGCAACTGGCATCTGTGCAGTAAATAATGAATTACAAACACCAAAGTTCATTACATTCTTTTTTAACGAATCCCAATCCCATCTACCTGATAATTCAGATTCTTTAAATCCCCACATATCAAATTGGAATATTCCTTGTGACATTGGTGAACCATCAAAGTGGGCATATTTACTATAATCACCATCATATACCATCTTGTTACTTTCAACAATAGCCGCATAATAAATTGTCTCAAAGATATCTTTGTTTAATTGTTTTGCTTCAGTAGATGTGAACTCATAATCCATAAGATAGAATACATCAGCTAAACCTTGTGTTCCAATAGCTATTGCTCTTTGTTCTCTTCCACCCTTTTCACCTTTTGAAGTTGAATAATTGTTAATATCAATAACCTTATTTAGTGCTCTTACTACTTTTCTTGTTTCATCAAACAATAATTCAAAATCAAATTCACCATCTTGTACAAAGTTTTTCAATACCATTGAAGATAGGGTACAGATTGCTGTAGTTTTTTCATCAGTAAATTGGTAAATCTCGTTACAAAGATTTGATTGTTTAATAACCCCGATGTTTTGGTGGTTAGTTTTATTATTAGCGTTATCTTTTGAACATAGATAAGGAACACCAGTTTCAATTTGAGATTCAATTACTTTTGTCCAAACATCTTGTGCTTTTACTTTTTTACCAATACCCATACTTACAGCTTGTTCATAAACACTTTCGTATTCATTACCAAAACATTCTTGTAATGGTTTTAGTCCCGCTTTCTTAATGTCATTTGGACAGAATAAATACCAATCTCCACCATCTTTCACGGCTCTCATAAAGTTATCAGGTATCCATAGAGCTGTGAATAAATCTCTTGCTCTTAATTCTTCAGCTCCAGTATTCTTTTTAATATCCAACAAATCAAAGATATCTTTGTGCCAAGGTTCAAGATATATTGCTGCAGAACCAGGTCTTCTACCTTGTTGGTTAAAGAATCTTAATGATTCATTTGCAATTTTAAGGTATTTCAATAACCCACCAGCAAATCCACCTGAGGTGCTTAATCTACTCTCCTTACTTCTAATATTTGACATACATAGTCCAATACCTGCAGCATCAGCAGAATAAGTAGAGATGTCGTTCATTGTCGCTAACAAACCCTCTCTAGAGTCATCGTTGTTATAATGTAATACACAAGATGCCAATTGTGGAATCTTCGTACCCGCATTAATCATAATCGGTGTTGCAGGTGAGATAAGTTGATTTGATAACGACTTATAATATTCTACGGCTTCATCAAATGATTTAGTTACCCATAGAGCAACTCTCATATACATATGTTGGGGTCTTTCAATGGTAACACCTTCTGGTGTTTTTAACAAATACATTTCAAATAATGAACGCCAAGCAAAGTAATCAAAGTTATAATCGTTCTCATGATTTATAACTTCATCAATGTTTAAATCACCATAAGAATCAATCATATTGATTAATTCTTGATTAATAATACCAAGGTCGGCTAATGACTTCATTGTTTCACAAAAACTTTCATTAGTTTCTTTGTGATATGAAGATATTGCAACAGAAGAAGCCAACCTCGAATAATCGTGGTGGCTACCAGTATATGATGCGGCAATCTCATAAATCAATTTATCCAATTGTTTTGTTGAAATCACACCCTCTGTTGGTACTGAAGTAATAACTTTAATAAAGATTTGATCTGAATTAACACTTAAGTTTTTACTTGCTTTTTTAATTCTATTTTGAATTTTTGTGGGGTTAAAGGCAACAACCTCCCCATTTCTTTTTTGAATTCTTAATGACATAATTAATTTTTAAAAATCGTCTGTGAATGAAATAGTTTCGTTAAGTTTTGCTTTTTGATACTCCATAGTTCTTGATTCAAAGAAGTTACCTTTAGTTTCAATTGCAATTTGTTCCATAAATTTGAATGGTTGTTCTACATTGAATTGTTTACTACATCCAAACTTAACCAACAAACCATCAACAACAAACTCCAAATATTGTTTCATAAGGTTAGAGTTCATACCAATTAAAGACACCGGTAGTGACTCTGTGATAAACTCTTTCTCAATTTCCAAAGCTGAAAGTAATATTTCTTTAATTCTTTTTTCACTTGGTTTATTCTCAATATGATTATTCAACAAGTGAATTGCGAAATCACAATGTAGGTTTTCATCTTTAAAAATCAAGGAGTTTGCATTACAAAGTCCTTGCATAATACCTCTAGATTTTAACCAAAAAATAGAACAGAAAGAACCTGAAAAGAAAATACCTTCAACCGCAGCAAATGCTACCAATCGTTCTTGGAATGATGCTTTCTCAATCCAATCTAACGCCCATTTAGCTTTTTTCTGAACCGCAGGTAATCTGTCAATAGCATTGAAGCACT